ATACTTTCAAATTGTGGTACGTTTACAAAGAAAATTTGCAGTTTTTAGAATATACTAAATTTTGCAAGTACCCAAAAAAAACTAAACTTTATAGGGATCTTATCTACTTATTAGATAATGACAACAGGACAATAAGAGTAGACATAAATTAAAATATTTTAACATGAGCAAAAGTAAAATACAATTTCAACATAATATAAAAAAGGTAAAAGAGAAAAGAGAATTTAACCGCTGGTTAAAAGTAGAAGGGCAAAGCCTGAAAGAAAATTATATTACGTCTAATTTCGGAAAAGTTAATACATATTAAATAATTTATATTAATTCTAAATTGAAAATATAGCCCCTTTATTGGGGCTTTTTTTATTGCCTTATCTGGGCTAATTGCTTGATAATCATTATAAATGAGTTTAAATAGCTGGGGCGGTCTTTAGCCACACCCTCACAGACGCATTTTAAGCCCCTTTTAAGACCGTTTTAAGTTTATTTGGTATCTAACTATAACAGCGACAATTTAACGGCTTTAAATGGACTCTGACGGAAAGGATGGCGACCAAGCTAATTAACCTACACTCTCTACAAGTGGTCTTTAGAACTGCCAATGTGAATTCAATAGGGTTATTGTGTATCTTTACAATGTGAATCTAATAGGTATGTTTGACACGATGCAGTACGATGCTTTCCAATGGTGTATTGAGAACGGCATAAAGGTATATTGCCTCCCAAAGAAACAGAGTGATAAGCTATATGCTATCGAAGTTTATAACGATGGTAATATAACTACAAGCGAGAAGATCTATAAGAAGGATGAGGTAGATACTAAAATATGGGAGCTATATGTCTATATGTACTTGAGGTACAACACATAAGCTCTTTAGAACTGCTAAAATGGCACACATATAATATATAGTTTATTATTAGTAGTATAACTGTATATAGTAATATGAGTAACTATATGTAGAGTATAACTATATATATCTCTCTGCCGTTATGGCATCTGTAAACGAATAGATACAATAATTTAGAATGTAATTACTTTAAATATGAAGAAAATAGAATTAGAAGTGCCATCCTCTTTGGAGTCTATAACTTTAGGTCAATATCAACGATACTTAAAAGTTGCAGACCAGAATAAAGGTGAGGAGTACAATGATTTTCTGAATAAGAAGCTCGTTGAAATATTTTGTAATGTTGACCTTAATGAGGTGGAGCAAATACCCTTTGTAGAGTTCGAGAAGGTATTAGTTATTATACAAGAAGCCTTCGAGAAGAAATGGGGACTAACTAAAAGGTTTAAGCTCCTAGATGTTGATATGGGGTTTATACCAAAACTAGATGATATGAGTCTAGGAGAGTATGTTGATGTAGAGAGCTCCATTGGTGATTGGCAGGATATGCATAAAGCGATGGCTGTGCTGTTTAGACCTGTCAACTTTAGTCAGAAAGATAAATATACTATTGCTCCCTATAGTCCGAGTGAGGAAGTTAAGGAATTAATGAAGGAAATGCCATTGAATGTTGTGATGGGAGCTGTGGTTTTTTTTTACAATTTAGGGATCGAGTTATCGAGGGCTTCCCTGAACTTTTTGGAGATGGAGGCGAAACGAGCCAAGACCTCTCACCTCAAGGAGGCTTTGGAGCAAAATGGGGTTGGTATCAGTCAATTTATGGACTCGCTAAAGGAGACATCACAAAGTTTGACCAAGTTACAGAAGAACCCCTTTACAAGTGTTTAATGTATTTAGTATTTGAGAAGGAGAAAAACGAACTAGAAGCAAAGATGATTAAAAACTCTATGAAAAGATGAAAGAGTATTACGACTTAATAGACAATATCCACGAAACCCTTATAGCGGACAATTCTATCAATACTGTTACTTCAGGTGATATATTTGATGTGGATTTAGCAAAACAAACAATATTCCCATTAGCCCACCTAATAATATCTGATATTGAGTTTGGTCAAGGATTAATGACTTTCTCCATTAATGTTATTGTGATGGATATAGTTGATGAATATAAAGAAAGTAAACAAACTACAGATACCCCACAATATCTATCGGATAACAAGCAGGATGTACTAAACACCATGTTATCTGTTATAAATAGATTACAAGGATCTGTTCGTCAAGGTTCGCTAAACGATGAGGGTTACGAAATATCAGGATCTCCAACAGCTAGTCAGTTTGAAGATAGATTTGAGAATCTACTAACTGGATGGTCACTTACGATGAGCATTGAGATGAGAAACGACAATGTAAGTTTTGGAGACTGTGATTAACAAATTCAAAAATACTAAATCCTATCTAGACAACTTCTCACAGGAGGTTGCTAAACTATTGAGAATTGAAATTGGGAGGAATAGAAAGAGACGTTCTATGAATCCTAGAGGAAAGAATATAACAGCCCCTATTGATTCATCTGGGAGATTAAGAGAAAGCATATCTGTAGAAAGCAAAGAGGGAAATAATAATGCAATTTACAATATAGAAGCTCTGTCTTATGGTTTAGCTGTAGATAAAGGTAGAAAGCCTAATCAGAAACCCCCACCAGTAGATGAAATAGCTAATTGGATAAAAAGAAAACCTGTAAGGCTACGAGACGCTAAAGGTAGGATAGTATCTAGAGACGATAAGAAGATAATGAATTTAGCTGGTGTTATAGCTCGTTCTATTGGTTTCTATGGTACAGCACCCACTAACTTTATATCGGAGGCTCTAGAGGCTTCTATGGGGAAACTAGATGCTCTTGGAGGGGCGGTAGGGCAAGATGTGATGGAAAACGTAGAGGACATTTTGCTTAAAGCAGGTTACATTAAAAAGGGAGATAATTACGAAATAATAAAAAAATAATGTCTTTAGATAAACTTATACCACAAAAAATAAATGTAAGAAGTCCATTCTACATAACAGTAACAGATGAAGGTGCTCCAGATCTATCTGTTGACTGTCCTGTTGATGTTTCAGCTACACCTATAGACATACCAACTCCTACAAATGATGCAACTCCACAGCCAGAATATGTGCAACCTGACCAATTAACTGAATATGTATATTGTGGAGATACTGTAAATATAGGTGAAGATGTTGGTGTAAAAACATACGTTTTAGAAGTCGGAAAGGTAACAGGCAATGTAACCATAGATTATAGAGTTAACATACCTGTAACTATAGTTGCATTATGGAATGCTCCAATACCTGGATTACAAAACACAGGTTATGTAGGGAATAGTGATTTTGAACAAGATTTAATAGATGCAGGGATAGGCAATACTAGCAATTTAGCTAGTGGAGAACAGACAGGTACAATAACCATCAATAAAACCGCAGAAACCCCAGAAACAGTAGAAATTGTTGTGGGAGCTCCAATACCTACAGATGATTATTCTTTAACATTTAACTGTCCAGCAGCTCCTGCTATAGTGCCTGACCCAACGCCTCCAGTATCTCAAGTTTTAGCTGACCCTACCCACGAAAGACTTATAGAAAATATACCTGCATTTGGTATTGGGAGAAAGCTACAAGGAACAAGTGTTAAGTTGGAAGTAAATGGAACTTTGGTTAGTTCTGATTTGGCTGATGGAAGAGTACACTTTTTTTCAGATTATAATGCCACAACAGAATTAGGTATGAGTGATGGGGAAACTGAAATGAGTAATCAAATAGGTTTAGGAGAATATACTGATGCTGTAAGATATGATAAATCAACTTATTTTAGAGATGGAATAAATGAAATAGTATTAACAATAGATCCAAAAGGATCTTCTAATGGAGGAGTTTATAAATTTAAATTCTTTAGAACTGGATTATTCTATGCTAATTCACAATGGAATTATGCACAACCAAGATCTTCAGTACAAATAAGTAATGAAATAGGATTCTTCCCAACAGGAGTAAATAATGTCAATTTCTATAAATATGAAATACAAGAAAATTATTCTCCAAGAGATAGAAGAAAAAAACCTCCATTTCAAATTAAATTTTATTATCAAACAGATACAGTTGAAGGTTTAGTAATACCTAGTCAATATTCAGGATTATCATTATCTAATCCACCTGCTAATGTAAGGGGAGGTAGTTTTAACCATGAATTTGATGCAGGTAATTACTATCAAGTATATGCAGAAGGTAATGTGTATAGATGGAATTTATACCCATACGGAACTCAAAGCCAGAAAAAATAATCAAATATGAGTACATTAAAGTCAGCACAAATAAATATATATATATATGATTCTGGTAATCCGCCAACAACCCCACAATACTCTGTATCTAAAAACGTATTATCAGGAGAATCCTCTATAAACTTTGAGATATCTGAACTAATAAAAGATTATGTTGAAATAGATTTTAGAGGTGATTATGGAAATGCTACAATATCAAAACTTGTAGATGTACAAGTAGTTAGAACATTTACTGAAACCTGCGGTAACGGAACAGAAGTAACCCACACAGAGGCAGGTAATAGATTAAAATATATAGCATTTAGAGGATATGGGGAAACAGAGGATAAGAACTTATATGAAAATTCTCCATATTATGATAAAAATATCAATCCTACATTATCTAAAGATATGTTGATTAGTAACTCTAAAATATTCCATTTAAAAGATGAACCTCTACGAATACCCTTTTATAATGCAAACGATGGAGTTCATAAAATACAATATAAAAAAGATGTTACAACTGTTAAATCAGTTATACTTGGAGGTAATACAGAAAGAATAACAGTAGATAGAGATGATATAAAATCTGATGTAGATACAGGGGCTAAATCTCAAATATACACAGCTGATATGACCCATGTAAGAAATAATAGTTCAGTTGATACTAATAGAGAAGAACTTGAATATGAAGAAGTAAATACTGTAAATTTTGTAACCCATAAAGGATTTGAAGTTTCATATCCAATAGAGCTTATAGAAGAATGTAAGCATCGCCCATACAAAATAACATTTATAAATAAATTTGGTGCACTACAAGATTTATGGTTCTTTAAAAAACGTACAGATGAATTTTCTGTAGAAAGAGAAGATTATAATAAAACAATACTTACAACTTCATCTAGCGGAGTTGATTTTAGTAGGTTTGCCCACACTAATTCACTTTTAAATGTAGAAAATACAGAAACATTAACACTTAATACAGGTTTTGTAAGTGAAGATCATAATGAAGTTATAAAACAACTTATGGTTACAGAATATTGCTGGATACTAGAAAATAATGCTATAGGAGAAGAACCAGTTCCTGTTAAACCTATTACATCATCGTTTGTGATAAAATCTGAAGTAAATGATAAATTATTAAACTTTGAAGTAGAATTTGAATATGCTAACAGTTATATACAAAATGTTAGGTAATGCAGAACAAAGTACAGCTATATATAAAAAATGATAGTGGAAACTATGATAGAGTTGATTTATACTCAAATGAGTCAATAGAACTTACTTCTAAAATACAAGATTTAAGAGATATAGGTAAAATATTTACTGACTTCTCTCAATCGTTTAATGTCCCAGCTTCCGATAATAACAATAAAATATTCAAGCATTTCTATAACTTCAATATAACAGGTGGAGCATTTGACTCTAGAAAGAAAAGAGAGGCTATTATCGAAATAAATCATTTAAGATTTAAAGAGGGTAAAATACAAATAAACCACGTTAAACTAAAAGACAATAAACCTAATCTGTATAATATTATATTTTATGGTAAAACAGTTTCTATAAAAGATTTAATTGGAGATGATGAATTAAAAGATCTTACTTATCTAAAAAACTATAACCATGAATATACAAACACTAATGTTAAAGATGGTTTTCAAAATGGTCTTGATTTTACCGTTGATGGAGTATCTCAATCTGATGCGATTATATACCCACTTATAACATCAAAGAAAAGATTGTTTTATAATTCAGATAGTATAAATGTAAATAATGATTTTAGTGGTAATCTATATTATAGTGGGGATACTGCTTCCACACCCCATAACTTCGGCAGGGGATTAGAATTTACTGATTTAAAACCTGCTATCAAAGCAATCCATATAATAGAGGCTATAGAAAATCAATACCCTGCGATTACATTTACTAGAGACTTTTTTAATTCATCTACATTTAGTAATTTATATTTTTGGGTTAATAGTAAAAAAGGTGAATTTGATGATAGAGACGATGATGAAGGATATCTATTCACAACAAAATTATCTGGGTTTACCTCATCAAATCCTAATCTACTAATAAACGCTGGAGCTTCTCCAATAACAGGAACTACTTTAGAATTAAACACAATAGCAAATTCATATACATTTGATATATCGTTTGACGTTTCTGATACATCCGTTAAGTACAATATTATAACTAGAGATATTGTTAGCGGAGAAGAAACTGTAGTATCTAAAGTAGGTAATGCTTCTAGTGAGAGAATATTATTAGCTCCTATAGATAGTATTACTACTAATATAGAAATAGAAATAAAGTCAGAAACAGCTTTAACATTATCTAATATATCATTAGCGACAACTTCTACAAGTTTAGCTTTTTTTGGAGGCTCTACCATAACAAATTCAACCTATACTATTTCTACATCTCCTCAAACTTCATTTGAATTATTGATGGATCAAAGATTCCCTTCAATGAAAGTTATAGATTTCTTGACTGGGATATTTAAGTTATTTAATCTTACAGCTTATTATATAGAAGATCCCACTAATAGTGATTATGAGAAAATATATGTGGATACTCTAGACAACTTTTATAGTAATGCAGTAAACAATCAACTCACTCAAACAATAACATTAGACAAGTATGTTGATATAAAAGAACACGAAGTTGAATCGACATTACCCTTTACTGATATAGACTTCAGATTTGAAGAGACCAACACAGTCTTGATGAAAAACCATGAGAATCAGTTTGGGGAAATATTTGGTAACGGTGAATTCAATGTTAGGAGAAACTTCCCAGATATTATCGATAGAGGAACTAAATATGAGGTAAAAGCACCTTTCTCCCATTTCAAATATGAGAGAATATTAGATACAGGGGCAGCAGGTACAATAACAGATATTCAATGGGGGTATTGTGCTGGGGGTGAATTCAATTCAGATTCAGATGTAGATCCTCCGACAGCAGACTACGATACTCTCTTGGTAAAACCATTATTATTTTATGGAATAAGAGAAACATCTATTTCTACTGGGATAGCTTGGATAAACAACTCCACAGATGTAGAATCTATAACAAATTATTATAGACCTTCTAATGGGAGTGATGAAGGTGATGCTTCTACACCTCCAACAGTACAACTACATTTTGATAATGAAATAGATGAATGGAATAGAATAAATTACCATATATCAAGTAATTCATTATACAACAAGTTCTATAAATCTTATGTAGAGGGAGTGTTCAATGCTGCTAGAAGGATGTTTAAGATAACAGCTTACCTACCTCCAAATATTCTAGTTAATTATAAATTAAACCATCAGATTAAGATACAAGACAAGATGTTTAGGATTAATTCAATAACAACTAATCTTGTAACAGGTAAATCAGAGATTGAATTGTATAACATATTTTCTGACGATATAGTATGATAAAGCAAATATTAGAATTATTGAATTCATCTGAATGGTATGGGGTATCTGAAAATATTGATATTGCCAAAGGAAAGTATAAAGCTTGTGCTGATATGGAGGATGTAAAAAAACAATTAAAGAGAGTGTATTATGGCAGACAGTAAAAAGGTAATTATATCCATAGAGGTAAAAGGAAAGGGAGCATCCTCTGAATTAGACAAAACAAAAAAATCTGCTGATAGGTTAGCTACTGCTACTAAAAAACTAAAAGATCTACAGTCTCAAGAAGCTATTGAACTTGCTAAAGTCAATCAGCAAATAAGAATACAGAAAGAGGTTAATGATGCAGCAGCTAAATCTTCTCTTGGATTAGCTAGTGCATCTACTAAATCCGCAATGGCTGCTGGAGCTATGAAAACTAATACTGGGCTGAATAATGCAATTATAGCAGAATCGGCTCGTTTAGCTTCAGATGCTAGTTATGGGTTTACAGCTATAGCAAACAACTTGGGTCAATTAGTAAGTTTATTTTCCGCTTCAGCGAATGCTGCTGGAGGTCTAGCTTCATCGATAAAGGCTTTATTTACCGCTCAATCATTATTCTTGATCGGTATTCAATTATTGATTACCTATGGGAGTGATATTATAAACTTCTTTAAAGGTAATCAAAAAGCAGTAGAGGACTTTGAAAAATCACTAGAGAATTTAGAAGAAACTGTACAGAGTCAACGTAGAGAACTTCTTGGATATATTGAGGTATTGAAAGATAACAATATATCAGAAAAACAAAGACTCAATGCTTTAAAGGAATTAGAAGCTGCTTCTCCTAATATTGTTGATACTTATAATAAACAAAAAACATCTTTAGAGGATTTAACTAAACAAGTAGAAGAGTATATACGTCAACAAAGATTAAGAGGTGAGCTAGATGCTCTACTAGAGGCAAATCAAGAAATATTTGCCGAGAGAGAAAAAATAAGAGCAACACAAAAAAAGTTAGATGCTGCTCAAGAAGCTGGGGATGTAGAGAAGTTAAAGAAAATATATGAAGAAAACGCTTCGTTCTTTCAGAAATTTTTAGATATATCAAATGAATCATATGAAGCCTCTGGAGGTCTTGGTTTATTTGGTAGGTTTTTTGCTGGTGATGAAAAAATCAACTTCGCTGAATTATTTAGAAAACAATCTCAAGATACTGTAGATTCATATGATACAGCACTTAAAAGAATTGTAGAAATAGAAAAACAACTTACTGCTGAACCTGATGAATCAAATGGTGGTAGAGGAGGAAGAGGTCGAGTAGCTAGATTCGGCGAATTTAGACAAGCTCTATTCAATCTAGACAAAGATATAGAAAAGATTGAGCAAGACTCATTAAATAGATTTTTACAAACAGAACAAGCTAAACTCGCTCAAGAAGAGGCTAATCAAAAAAATATATATAGAGTAAGATTCAATGTGTTTAAAGATACACAAGAATTGAGACAACAAGAATTTATAGAACAGCAACAAAGAAGATTAGATAATTTCCTTGAAACAGAAAAAGATGAAAAGAAAAGAGCAATAGCTATAGAAGCATTTAACAATGCGGTACTAGATTCAAAAAAAGAACTAAATGAATCTATAATAAATGGTGAAATAGAACTAAATCAAGTATTAGAGGCAATTACTGAAAACTTTAATGATAGAAGGGTTATTCTTGATGAGGAGTTAGCTAAAAGAATATTACAAACAGCTTATCAAACAGAATTAGCTCAAGCTAAAGCAGCAGACGCACAATCAGGTATTTTAGATATATTTCAAAGTAAAGCTGAAGAGGTTAATATTAGACAATTAACATCACAAGTAGAATTACAAAAAGGTATAGTTAACGTATATAAAGAAGGTACTGTAGAAAGAGCAAATGCAGAACTTGAATTAGCTGAATTACAAGAAGAGTTAGCAGATGCTGAAATAGCTCGTCAAAAAAGAAGGTTTAATGAAATAAAAGAGATTTACACGCAAGGTGTGGCTGTAATTAAGGGAATATCTGATACTAGAAAAAATATAGAGATAAATAATGCTAGAGCTGAATTAGAGGCTAGGATAGCTGCTGGTGAAGATGAAATTAAAGCTAAAGAGAGATTTGATGAGCAAGTAGAAGAGGCTAATAAAAAGGCTTGGAAAATAGAACAAGGTTTGAAAATTAGTAAAGTTATCATGGATACCATTCAAGCAGGTTGGTTATCTTATGGATCTCAATTAGTAATTGGAGACCCCTCTTCACCTGTAAGAGCTCAAATTGCTCAAGCCTTAACTTTAGCAAGTGGAGCTGCACAAATAGCAGCTATAGCTAGTACTAAATACGATAGTAAGAGTTTAAAAGGATCTTCTGCTCCATCTTCAAGAGGTAGAGATGTGAATGTTGAAGCTCCTGACTTTAATGTTGTAGGAGCATCTCCACAATCACAGTTAGCTGCTTCCGTAGCACAACAACAAACACAGCCTTTAAGGGCTTTTGTAGTAGGGAAAGATATAACGAACCAACAAGAGTTTGATCGCAATATTGCAACAACCGCAGGATTATAAATTACTTTAATATGAGAGTTATAGAATTACTAATAGACGAAGATGAATTGCTTTCTGGAATAGAAGCTATATCGATTGTAGATCGACCAGCAATTCAAGAGAACTTTATTGCGTTAAGTGAGCAAACTAAATTAGAACTTGCTGAAGTAGATAAAGAAAAACGTATTCTTATGGGAGCTGCCCTAATCCCTAATAAGAATATCTATAGACAGGATGGTGAAGATGAATACTATATATACTTTTCTGAAGATACCGTAAGAAGGGCATCTGAATTATTTCTTATGAGAGGTAATCAGAACAAGTCTACTTTAGAACACGAAGCAGAACTTCATGGTCTTTCTGTAGTTGAGTCTTGGATTATAGAAGATGAGAAATACGACAAGTCTAGAAAGTATGATATGGAGCTCCCAGTCGGCACTTGGATGGTTTCAATGAAAGTGAATAACGATGAGGTTTGGAACAATTATGTTAAGACTGGATTGGTTAAAGGTTTCTCGATTGAGGGATACTTTACTGATAAGGTTAATATGGCAGAAATCGAAAAGGTTAGCGAGAGCGAAGCGAATGAGATACTTTTAGAACTAAAAGACTACCTCAACAGCAAAATGTACAAATTAGCTACCTACAATGATTATCCTGACGGTGTTGTAAGTAATGCTAAAAGAGTATTAGAATATGTAGATAAGAATGGTTGGGGGTCTTGTGGGACTGCCGTAGGGAAGCGTAGAGCCTCCCAGTTAGCCTCTAAATCCAATCTAACGGTATCTACGATAAAAAGGATGTACAGCTTCCTAGCTCGTCATGAAAAGGATCTAGAAGCCTCTAAAAGCTATTCTGATGGATGTGGTAAATTGATGTATGATGCTTGGGGAGGAAAAGCAGGATTTAGATGGGCAAAGTCTAAACTAAAAGAGATAGGAGAAATAGAAATGGCTGAAGTAGGTGAAAGAGGTGGAGTAAAGTCATCTCCTAAAGCACCTGCATCAGATACTCCTAATAAGTCTCCAAAAGGCGAAGGAACAGCTAAAGGCAATGCAAAGGGTAAGACTGGTGCTAAAGTATCTGCTAAAGACAGAGCGTCCTTAAAAAAAAAGTCTGATGAGTTCAATAAGAAATACAAGGATAAGCTAGGATACGGTGTAACTGTAGGTGTTTTGTCAAGTGTGTTCCAGAGAGGATTAGGAGCTTTCAATACTAGCCATTCACCTAGAGTAAAATCAGCCTCTCAATGGGCTCACGCTAGAGTAAATGCTTATATGTATTTAGTTAAAAATGGTAGACCACAAAATCCAAAATATACAACTGATTACGATTTACTACCAAAGAAACATCCAAAGAGTAAAAAATGAGAAGAAGAAAAAACGCTACAGTATCTAGATCATCTCCAAGAGGAGGAAAAAGAGGATGTCTTTGTCCAGATGGAAAAACATACTCTTCTAAATGCTGTGATGGGACTTTAGAAGCTCAAGGCATTGGGAATATAACTAAATCAACTACAACTTACTACTATAATATCCAGTTATGTGGTCATAGTCAACATAAAGAGGTTTATATCGAAGATGTAGAGCTTACTATAGGTAATGTTTACTATTTTGATTTTACTTACAATGGTCATAGTGGATGTTATACTGTTCTTGCTACAAAAACATCAGCAGAACATAAAATAAATTCTGTTACTGCTTATAATGATTGTGACGCTTGTACAGCAGCAAACTAAAAACCTAACACTTAATTTACAACAAATTACTTTTATAAACCTTAATAATTATTATGAGTGCGACAACTATTTTAAATGAGATTCTCCAAAAGTTGTCAAATCTTTCAGAAGATCAACCAAACCTAGAGCAGCTTTCAGAGCAAGAGGTTCAAGAGGAGGTTGTAGAAGCTGTAAGTGAGACAACAGAGGAAGTTACAGAGGAAACTACTACCGAGTTGTCTGAAGAAGTCGCTACCGAAGAAGCTCCTGAAGTTTCAGAGGTGGAAGCATCCGAAGATGAGTTGGAGGCAGAAGATGAAACACAACTTGAAAAAGGATATGTTTCGGAGGAAAAGTATATGGCAGATATGGGGGCTATGAAAGCTGAAATTGAAGCTATCAAGAAAATGATTGACGAAGAGATGGGTTATATGAAGAAAGAGAAAGAAGCTCTATCAGAGCAAGTAAAAGAGCTTTCTAAAGAACCTGCTGCTGAAGCAATCAAACATAACCCAGAAGAATCTAATCCAAGAAGGTTTGATTTTACTTATGGGCAAAATAAACCCCAGAGCACTTTTGACCGTGTGATGGCTAGAATAAGTAACAATAAATAAACGTCTAAATTAAATAAAAATGGCTACTACTACTTCAATTACTACTACCTATGCTGGTGAGTTTGCAGGTCAATATATTGCTGCTGCCTTACTAGAAGGTGCTACCATCGCTAATGGTGGTATTACAGTAAAACCTAATGTAAAGTTAAAGGAGGTTATTAAGAAAGTATCTTCTGACGATATCGTTAAAGATGCTACTTGTGACTTTTCTGCTACTTCTACATTAACACTTACTGAAAGAATTCTTCAACCAGAAGAACAACAAGTGAATCTACAACTTTGTAAGAAAGATTTCGTATCTGACTGGGAAGCTGTACAAATGGGATACTCTGCATTTAGCGACTTACCTCCTGCATTTAGTGATTTCTTAATCGCTCACGTTGCAGCTAAAGTTGCTCAAAGAACAGAGAATTCAATCTGGACAGGAGATACTTCTAATAACGGACAGTTTAACGGTCTTACTACTCAAATTGCATTAGATGCTGACCTACCTGCTGGACAAGAAGTTGCAGGAGCTACAGTAACATCTTCTAATGTTGTTGCTCAATTAGGATCTATCGTAGATGCTATTCCTTCTGCACTTTACGGAAGTGAGGACTTATATATCTACGTTTCTCAAAACATCGCTAGAGCTTATGTAAGAGCTTTAGGTGGATTTGGAGCTTCAGGATTAGGTGCTGCTGGTACAAACAATCAAGGTACTCAATGGTGGAATAACGGATCAATATCTTTTGATGGTGTGAAAATATTCGTTGCCAATGGTCTTGCTGATAACACAGCCGTAGCTGCTGAAAAATCTAACTTATTCTTTGGTACAGGTCTACTTTCTGACCATAACGAAGTAAAAGTTATCGATATGGCTGATCTTGATGGTTCTCAAAATGTGAGAGTCGTAATGAGATTTACTGCTGGTGTACAGTATGGTATTGTTTCTGACATCGTAACTTACGGTATCACTAACTCTGCTAACTAATAAATTAATTAACTAACTTAAAGGGTGGGTGAGCCTAGAGCCTACCTGCCCTTTTTTAATACTTATAATTATGGCTTGTGATTTAACTGGAGGAAGAGCGAAACCTTGTAAGGATGCTGTTGGTGGTATTAGAAAGATTCATTTTGTTGACTTTGGTGATTTAGGGGATATTACTCTTACTGATGACGAAGTAACAGATATGGATGGAACTTTTGACTACCACACATACGATGTAAAAGGGAACTCTTCTTTAGAAACTAATATTCAGACTTCTTTAGAGAATGGTACAACATTCTTTGAGTCTGTAGTGAATTTAACTCTACATAAACTAACAAAAGAGGATAACAAAGAGCTAAAGTTAATGGCTTTTGGTAGACCTCACGTTTTCGTAGAGACTTTTGATGGGAGCTTACTTTTAGTAGGTAGAGAACATGGTGCTGAAGTTACTGGAGGAACAATGGTAACTGGAACTGCGATGGGAGACCTTCAGGGATACACTTTGACTCTTACTGCAAATGAGGTAACACCTCCTAACTTTGTTTCTGGAGCTACTGCTGCTGATCCATTCGCTGGAATGAGTGGTGCAACTGATTCTCCTTCGACTCAAAGAACTCCCTAATACAATATAGGGTGCTGAATTAAGGGGCTTTATGCCCCTTTTTTTGTATCTTGTAAAAACAAAACGACTGTCGTTTAGTTATTTTGTATATGAATATATTACCAACAACAGGGAGTCAAGTTCTTAAAATTATACCTCGTAAAGATGCGAGTGACCCAGTTATTAAACTAACTAATAAGGACACCAACAAAACAGTTACTGTTACTCCAACAAAGACTGATGAAGGACAATATATGGTTCTTACAGGAACATTCACTTTAACGGTAGATACGCTATATAGATACAGCGTTGAAGTATCTGCTTCTGATGACGAAGAGATTTATAGAGGATTGATATTCGCTACGAATCAAAGTAATCTAGAGAAGTACTTTGTTAATGAGAATGTATATACAGAAGAGGACAGTTACGATAATGAATTTATTATACTATAATGGGAAGAAGAATACCAAAGAGACAACCTCAACCACTACCAAAACCTAAAGATGGCATTCACGTTGTTAGCCTATCTAGCTACACAGCTCCAGAAGTTGTTGAATCTAAAAAATACGATTGGGTAGGATATGGTGATGACAATATGTACTTTCAATATCTTATAGACAGATATAATGGGTCTCCAACAAATAATGCTGCCGTAAACGGAATATCTGAAATGATATACGGTAGAGGTTTAGAAGCAACTGATTCGGAAAGCAAACCTGCGGAGTATGAAAAGATGAAAAATCTATTCAGTAAAGATTGTATGAAAAAGGTTTGTTATGATTATAAAATGATGGGTCAAGCAGCAATGCAAATAATCTATTCTAAAGACCATTCAGAGATCGTAGAAGCCTCACATATACCTATAGAGACGTTAAGGGCGGAGAAGGCTTTAGATGGCGAAATAAAGGCATATTATTATGCTCCTGATTGGAGTGAGGTAAAGCCTAATGATAAACCGAAAAGAATATCGGCTTTTGGGATGAGTAGAGATGGTATTGAAATACTGTATATCAGACCTTATAGAGCAGGGTATTATTATTACTCCCCAGTTGATTATCAAGGAGGGCTACAGTATGCTGAATTAGAGGAAGAGATAGCTAACTACCATATAAGTAATATACAGAATGGGCTACAGCCAAGTATGTTGATTAACTTCAATAATGGTACTCCAGATAAGGAGCAACGTGATATGATTGAAAGAGCAATCTATGAGAAGTTTAGTGGGAGTAGCAATGCTGGTAAGTTTATACTAGCCTTTAACGATAGTAAAGAATTAGCTGCAACTGTAGATCCTATTATACTAAACGATGCTCATCAACAGTATCAATTCTTATCTGATGAGTCTATGAAAAAAGTAATGGTTTCCCATAGAATAGTTTCTCCGATGTTGGTTGGTATAAAAGACAATAGTGGTTTAGGAAACAACGCAGAGGAGCTCCAAACAGCATCTCTACTTATGGATAATACTGTTATTAGACCGATGCAAGTTACAATACTAGATGAGCTAGAAAAAATACTAGAATTTAACGGTATCAATCTAGATATCTATTTCAAAACATTGCAGCCTCTAGAATTTACTGACTTAACTAACGCTATTAGCGACTCTGAAATAGAGAAAGAGACTGGAGTAAAGAGAGATGTTGAAGAAACGATTGATGAACAAATAGAAGAACAAGAATAATGGCTACTGCACTATTTATAAAGAGGGCTGATTTAGTAAGGAATACTGCATTAAGTGGTAATGTAGATCCTGATAAATTCTTACAGTTTATAAAACTAGCTCAAGAAATCCATGTTAGAAATTATCTAGGGACTGACTTATATAACAAGATATCTCAAGATATTATTGATGATGATTTAGATGGAGATTATTTAGCACTAGTCAATGATTACGTTCAACCCATGTTGATACATTATGCTATGGCGGAGTATTTACCTTTTGCAGCATATACTATTGGTAATGGAGGAATATACAAACATAATAGTGAGAATTCAACGCAGCCTGAAAAGAATGAAATAGATTCACTTACTGCAAAGGAGAGAGATTACGCTCAATATTATACCGATAGATTTATTGACTATATGAGTTTTAATGCTCCTAGTAAGTTTCCAGAGTACTATAGTAACAATAATGAGGATATTTATCCTGATAAGGATAGCACCTATTCAGGTTGGGTTTTATGAAGAAACAATATAAAGTAAAGAAAGATAACGAAATCAAGTTAAATAGTTATCTTAAAAAGAGTAATAATGAGCTGGGGAAAGATATACGAAACAACTCATTTCGGAGAAATAAATAATAATATAGGTTGGGGTGATATCTATGAGACTATCGTCAGCACCTTCGCTAGAGCTTTAGCTAGTACGACAAATATATTTGCCGATGCTATCAATTATCTAGCGAGTAATTTTTATAGTG